CTCCTGTTCGGGTAGCCCTCTTATGTAAGTAGTAACCTTGCTATAATTAGATAAGTTAAAGAATTTTTTAGGCTCGCCCTTATAAGCTCCACGCCCATATACCTGGTCATATTCATCTTTAGCGATAACTAAAGCCTGGCTTTCATCCATAGCCCCAGTAGCAATTTCATTTCTGAGATATGCCCCTAGGCGTTCAAAATAAGCGAGTGTGGCTCGCTCTTCCTCAATAGGCAACGCACCAGCGTCTACCCACTCATAAAGTTGAAGCTCACCGCCAGCTTCCTGATATTTGTTCCAATCTTTCCATTGTTCGTCAGTAATTGCGCCTGGTAGAAGTTGTTTCCCGTTTGCCATTATTGTTCCCTCCCCATTTGCAAGGAAGTGCTCTGTGCTAGTTTCTTTCTGCTCAGGTAGCCGTCAAAGACACTCTGCCAGTATTCCCGCGTACTCAAGCCCCATCCCACCAGCGGTCCTTTCTGGTTCGGCTGAGATATATTCGCCTGCGCCGGTCTGGGTTGTTTATTAAACAGTTGCCTGTCTCTTTGAAAATGGTAGGGTTCTCGCTCTCTGGTTAGTTGTGCCGCAGGATAATCTCTCGGTTCTCTCCAATCCGGCATTATTGCACCCCCTCAGCGCCTGGAGTCAGTTGTGCGGGTGCCTGTCTTTCTTCTGAAAGTGAGAATTCATATAAATCACGCATGACCTGTTCTGCTTCATCATTCCGCCCTGCCTTCATAAGAGCCTGTATCGCCCTGACCATCGCCATCTTGGGGGAGTGCTCGGCCATCTCGATAGCGGATAAATCGCCCATGCCCTTCGGGTCAGGCAGTTTGAGAATATATTCCCAGATAAACTCATCAGGGAGCCCCAGTCTTTTAGCCATATCAGCAATCTGGTAGGTATCAAACTGTGTCCAGGGTGTCCTGCCGGTAAACTCTACTTTCGTTAAGTGAGGCTTTTTCAAATCCACAGGAGTAACCTGCGTCTCGAAATAGCTGCGCTTTTGCTCATGCTTGACGTTGACCTTTATGTTGCCGTCTATCAACTGCTCTTCTATCTGGCGGCAAATCTCTGCGTAAAAGTAGCTCAAATTCTTCAGTTGTGGGTTAAAGACCTTGTTCCCTGCCTCATGCACCAGATTATAAAGTGTGCCGGAGGGAGGCGGAGAGCCAACGGGTATATGCGGCAGTGAAGCCCTCTCCATCTGCTCGTTAAGCCAGCCAAGAATCTGCACAACTGTCGGCGCAATCTCTTTCATGGGAGCGGGTAAAAGTTCATTGTGCCCTTTGGGGAGGTTAAGCACGCCTTCAGCAAGATAAACAGTAGTTTGTATTTGCTGGCCTAGCTCATCGTAATAGTTAAGAATAGGTTGTTTGGAAAGCAAGTTAGCATGTGTAGCCACTATCGAGGCGAAACGGTTGCGGGTCTTGTTAATACCTCTCAGGGAAGCGAAGATGCTGTCGCCGTAACCTCCAACATCAGTACCCAAAGACGTATTTATCGGAGGGCGGTTAGCTACCGGCACGATAGTTACTGGAAATGACCGCAGTTCATATTTCTTGGGCTTTTTAACAAATTGTTTATTGCAGATAACGGCATTGACGAAGTTCCTCACGCCGTCATGCCGCCAGTAGTTTATTACTTCATTATCCTTTTCTTTAGCATCCGTAAATCCCCACTCATCTTCCAAAGTGGCGCCAGAGCGGAATGTCTTATAAGATGACCACAGCAATCCGTCACTTCCAGTGTCATAGGTGAGAAAGCGAGGGTCGTTGGGCTGTATATCAAAGACAACATCCTCTTTTTTATTCTTATACACCAGTGTCGTTGCGGCAGCCCAGCCCCTGACTATCGAGTTCCAGATAGAGGCTTCCCTGAGTGGCGGCAAAAGAAGTTTCCGCAGCCGCCTGTCTGCCATATCCAAAGCAAAGTAGAGCAATCTCTCCAACTTGGCGATGTCCTCTCTTTTATCCTCCCCCTCACTCTGAGCCATGCGAATGATAATCTGCATGTCGGCATCGGAAAGGGTAGCCTGCACCTGGTCGGCAAATGTTCTCGGGTCGTTTGAAACCACGTCTACATCAGAATCGCGCATCCCCCCCTGTGTTTTACTGGCAACATCATAGTCCTGGGCGAGCGCTGACTTCGTTACCATCGCCCACATATCAAAATCACTGTCCATGCGCATGAACGTGTCATTAAAATCGGCCTCTTTATTGCTTATCTTGGATGTTATCGCTGCGGCATCTTCTAACTCTAATTTATCTTTCATCTCAGTATATTCTCCTACCCCTGACATACATGCTGACCTCTGCGGGCTGTCCTATCCTGTCCAGCACCGCTCCAGCCAGCATGAGACTGATAACCGTGTCACCGTGAGTCTTCCCCATCGGCTCAGGATAGCCGTTAACCCACTGGTATTCCATCATTTCCTTCACTTGAGGCTTGAAACGGGTAATCAAACTGCCGTTGTTCACCCTCTCTACCAACTTTACCAGCAACTCCCGCTTGTTGGGCCTGGTTAATGCCCAGCCATACTTTTTCTCGCTCATCATGTAGAGTTTGGGATACCCCAGTTCCAGTAACTTATCAATTACCGCCCTACCGATGCCGATATTGTCCACTACCAAGAGAGGGCTGTGATATTCCCGCAGTAACCTGTCGCACTCAAAGGCAAATGAGTCGGTGCCCACCTGATTGGAATATATCACCGCCACTACCTCCGCATGCAATCCCCTCTTTCCAACGATACTGAGCACCGAGTAGTCCAACCCTACCCCCTCGCCAACGTCTATGCCCGCTGCATATTGTGTCCCAACCACATGAGGACACAATATATGGATAAAACCTTCCCTTACCTCTCCATAACCCGCATCTTCCCACATCCCTTTAAGCATATTCCCGTTAAAACAAGACACCGCCGCCAGAGGCTCCAACGCCTCCTCTGCCGTCTTGGGATAATTCCCCTTCACCACCCAGGGTGTCTCCTCATTCTCCCTGACAATGGCCTGATACCACTTGTCGTCCCTGCCTGCCCTCACATCATACCCATAAAATAGTGCTTTAAACCCGTTCTTGCCATCCCTGGCATCCTTCCAATGCCTTTTAAAGTAACTATCTGGGTGCGTCTTATCAACGGTGGATACCGAAACTAACTGCCTCTCAGGACTGTCCGCTACCGTCGCCCTAGTATGAGACAGATTTACCTCGTAAAAGTCGTGGAAATCACTCTCATCGTGTATCACCAGTCCCGCCGTCTCACCTATCCCCGCACTCTCCGTGGAAGGATACGCCGTTATCACCGACCTTGTCTCTCTGAACCCAAACTGGGTCATCGAATCCGGCTCTACCGTGTAAACTTTCATCCACTCCGGCAGGTTATTGTAAACAACCCTTGACTTATCTAATAGTTTCTTCGCCTCATCTAGCCCCTTCGACAACTCTAAAACGTTCCACCCCAGACAGGTGTATATCTTCCATAACGCATAAGCCGCCAGTAACCAACTAATCCCAACCTGCTTGCTCTTTATCAGGTCTATCAGGTTGTAACTCAGTAAATGCTTCCCAAAATCAAGCAGGTGCGGCCAGAATTGCCACTCCATCGCTAATTCACCCGGCTCTTGTATCTTTACATGCTTCAAAAACTCAGAGAAGTCTATGTATATCGCACCTAACTCTTTTATCTTCTCTTCTTTGTTCATCGTTATGTTAACTAAAGGTATTTTTAACTTCAGCGTTGTGTAAGGTAAGATTGCTATTCCTGCTATTCGTTGGTAATATATGGTTGGGTGTTGGTGATGGTAGTGTTGGTGGTGATTGATATAAGGAAAGCTAGCCAGGGATGGGGTTGCCATCTGCATCCATCTCCGGGACTTCACGTATCCTGCCATCGGGGAACATCAGCCTATCACCAGCCTTATATTGAATGCCACGCCGGTACATCTGAACTCTCAGCTCATAAGGTATCGGGGGCTTTAATACTTCCATAAGGTTAGGCTTGACATTAGGTTGTTTAGACCCAATGTTTAGACCTTGTTTAGACCCACGCTTCAGGCGCTGGTATTCTCTCATATATTCACGCTGGTATTCCTTCTTGGCTTCACCCTTCAACATTCCCTTCTCCCTCCATAGTGTTTACACTATCTATAGCATATACACTACAATCCTTTCCTATAATATGGGGCGCACAAGATATCTTATGGTAAACTAGTCTCGGAATTGCCTGTCTTTTCAATCTGTATCACTGGACCCTGCTGCTGCTCCAACTCCTTCTTCCTGGCTGCTAACATGGCAAATAGCTGGGTTACTAAACCTGCAGTTAGCTCTTCACCGCCAGATATATCAATGTCAGTCTGCTGTGTAGGCTTTCCTAAACGCCGGTCTATCAAGTATATGAGAGCCTCACGGTCCCCCTTCTCTGCTTTATCAATGAGCTTTTCTATCAAGCTTGGAAGCTCTCTATCAATGATACCCAGAGCTTTACTAACTTGTTTAGCGTAGCTACCTTTTCTGCCGCTTCTACCCTTAACGCCGCTCATAATAGGAATACATTTATAGTAATAAAATGACTAAAAACAGCCATAATAATTTTTCACCTGATTGCGTGTATTGGGGTTACACCACTTGCGTCTTCATTACAAGAAGAGACAGGGAATAATAATGCTAATGCTAATAACCAGAAAACTGCAAAGAATAGCACCAACCCTGCTAGGAATTTTTGTGTTTCTCTTATAGAGTTATAGTTACTGATTCGGGCCCCCACCTGCCTTTATCCACTTAAGGATGAATCTTATGCAATCCCGCTTATAGAAAAGCACGACCATGTTATATTTATAGTATCTACTTTATTATACCATATTGGTTTTATAGGTCACCCTTTGCCACTCTACTATTCACAGCATCACCCATACTTCAAGTTATGAGCTGTAATCATCCTGGTGTAAGAAGATAGTGCTAATTGTCTTTATCACTCTTTAAGGCTTTTGTTTGCTTGTAGTGCTTGTCAAAATATTTCACCAGCTCGGACATATTAGCCTTATCCCGCTTCAGTTTGTTTTCATTGGCTCTGTTTGCATTCTCCATAGCACGCCGGAAGCTCTCCCACGAATACCAGTCGGGCGGGAGTTTATACTTGAATGGTTGCGTCTTCATATCTTTATTATAGCACTTTCATAAATATTTTACAAAAATATCAAAATATTTATGCAAATAACCCCTGCAACTATTGACAAATAGGCAAGTGGATTGTATAATAGGGTATCAAGTTAATGAGGAGGTAATTGGATGAACGGCTATGAAATCACAGGAGCACTAGCAAGGGCATTTGAACGACATAATGAGGAGGATATAGCAGAACTGAAAAAACCTGAGACAATTTACTATTTATATAATATCATGAATTTCACCCAATATGATAAATATTTCATTTGGGCTAATAAAGCCTTACAAATGTATCACAATGACTTCGGAGGTATTAAGATATGCAAATAAAAATGGATTAGACTCTTCCTCTGGAGCTAATGCGAATAGCTCCGGAGATAAAAGCCTAAGACATAGTAAGTGAAGGAGGTTTGGAGAAATGACAGATAAAGGGATAAATAAGGGAACACCCCTACCGATGCCCGTATGTTGTAATATCTGTGGGAAGTGGTTTACAGACGCCAAGAAGGCAGTAGAACACGCATACAAACATGAAGAGATACCCCCAACAAATAACGATAAATAGCCCCTCAATAGGGGCATTGAAAGGAGAGGTGAGAGATATGAAGTGGAGAAATGGCAACATCGTTCAGTTA